CCCATATCCCAGACACAGATTTACGTCTAATTTGGGTTCCCAGTGGAGGTGATTGGAAAGACTTGACAAAGTACTATTCTCTCGAAAAAGTCATGCGAGCTGTTCCCGGTATCCTTCACTATAAAGCTGGTGATGGATCCGTGATGAGATCAGGATTAAAATGCGTTCCGCAGATGATTCAGGTTCAAGATTCACGTTATTGGGGAGGAGCTTATGATCTTGAGTTTCCAACTTTTCCTGGTTTGTGTATGGCTACTATTGTGGCCAATACACGAGCCCCAATCATCCTAGGACATCACCTAGGTGGCAAGACAAATGCTACTTTTGGTGTGTGCGGAATGATTACTCTTCCACAGATTGAGAAGGCTATTGAAGTTTTGAAGCAAGCTAATGTTTTACTATGTGCTAGCTCTGGAACTATGCCTACTCAACAGTATGGAGTACAGTTCTTCGAGGGTGCCGAAATGCATCCCAAGAGCCCTGTCAACTATATGGAACCTGGGGGATCTATGCGAATTTATGGAAGTGTGAAAGGTCGATGCACCTATTACTCTGAAGTTGTTCAAACTAAGATTTCTCCTATTGTTCATGAAGTTACAGGAACTCCAAATCTGTGGGGAGCACCCAAAATGAGACCGTCATGGAAGCCTTTTCAGGCATCCCTGGCTAGTTCTTCGAATCCTTCTTGTGGAGTAGAACCTCTTCTCTTGAATGCTGCTGTTGCAGACTACTTGTCTGACATAATGCTTAAATTGAAAGAGTTCCCACATTTAAAGAAGGACATCAGACCTCTCACTGAGATGGAAAATGTCTGTGGTATCGATGGAAAGAAGTTTATTGACAAAATTCCACCAAATACTTCAGTCGGATATCCACTAGGAGGCCCGAAGAGAGACTATCTCACGGATTTGAACCCGGATGATTATCCAGGTTTCGCTTGTCCGAGAGAACTAGATCCTATCTTCTGGGAGGAGATGAAACGATGTGAAGACACATGGTCTCTAGGGGAAAGAGTTTATCCCGTGTTCAAAGGATGCTTGAAAGATGAGCCTACTAAACTGACCAAAGACAAGGTTAGAGTATTTCAGGCTGCACCTATTGCATTGCAACTCGCTGTGCGCAAGTATTTCTTGCCTGTAGCACGGATGTTTTCGCTTTTCCCTCTGATCTCAGAGTGTGCTGTGGGTGTAAATGCTCATGGCCCTGAATGGGGTCAGTTGGCTGATCACATGAGGAAATACGGTGAAGATCGTATCCTTGCTGGTGACTATAAGACCTATGATCTACGAATGCCCGCTCAATTAACTTTGATGGCTTTTAAGATTATGATCGATGTCGCCAGGGAATGTGGTTACGATGCTCGGAGTTTGGCGATCATGGAAAGTATTGCGACAGAAATCGCTTACCCATGTGTTGCCTACAATGGAGATTTGTTGACACTGATTGGAT